TGATAGCCTTTTAGGTCTGCCGAAAATCACCTTTTGTGGAAATGTCAGGGGGGCGGGGTTTCCTGACCTTCTTCATCAAAATCTGACCCCATACCCCTTGGGGGGATTGATGCAAAGTGTGGGGAGAAAGGAAGGTGGTGGCGATTAAAGAAAAGAAACCCCTGAAAACTTTACATCATCAGGATAGCCCTTAGGGATATTTTGCTATTCAATTATACCACGATTTTACAAAAACTCCCTGACTAATGTTGTGCGAAATAAAGAAACCCCCAATGACAATGAATGGCATCAGGGGTTGTAAGTATTAAAGATATGATTAATTATAGTGCATATAGGCTATACCCGGTTCTATTATTATAATCCCTCAATCTAGGGTCAACAAAATCATATCCTCTTTTGGGATCTCTAAGGCTGATATTCCAGCGATATGGAAAACCCATATCATCCAAGCTACCACCATTAACTTGTTCACCGAAAACCAAACCTGCCGACACAACATCATACATATCTTCAAAGGTTAATTCTAGGTCATAGGTCGTTCTCTTTGGTTCAAGCAAAATAACCGCACAATTTTCTTGAGAGAACCACACAATAGCATATTTCTCTGTTGCAGGTTTCCTATCTCTAAACTCTGCTCCAGAAAGGAAAGATACAGTTACTTCCATATCATCTGAAGTTGTGTTGGTATATAAACCTGGCACTCCATCAGATCTATTATAAGTGTAACTTACAAGGCATTTAATATCTACTCTTGCATAACTAGTAATGCAGAGAGTTGCAAAGAAGAGACATAATAGCTTTTTCATACCAATAAACTTAGATAATTAGATGATGCTTTTTGTAAATCACTCGCAAATATACTAAGAATCTTTTTATTTAGCCTTATTATTATCTTCCTCTTTTTTCTTGTCCATACTTTCCTTCAGCTTTTCTTTAATCTCGCTTTCAAACTCACCAAGCTTTGTCCTGAAGTAAATTGACACCCCAAAGATACCAGCTGCATAGCACAAAGCCTAAGCAACATAAACAAGCACCCCTGATGCTATATTGGCGGTTATAGCGAATGCTAGAAAAGCAATCCCAATGGCACTAGTCACCATAGCAATGGCACTAGCATACTGAATCCATTCTTTTGTGTTCTGTTTCATAAGTGTAGTATTTGATTATTGTGTGTACTATCAGGCAGGGAAATATGAATCCAGCGGTAATTCTTTTCATCTATCAGCTATCCTACCTTTAATTTCCCTTCTGCTATCATCTGCTATGCTAGATGGAATAGCTTCTTATTCTCAGTTGCTCCATTATCAATATCGGCAGCTTCCCCCTTCAAGTGCTATGATGTACTAGAACCACCTACTACTTTGTTCACCTCTTTGCACCTATAACCGCTGCTTATCTTTATGGGCTTGCCATATCGATCCCTTAGAGGTTGTAGAATCTGAATGGTCAATAAGCACAACCGGGTTGCTTGCTCATCTGAAGGGGTATTGTCAATCTTCAGCCTATTAGCAGTAGCTGAAGCCACCAGTTCTTCCATCGTAAAGTTTTGTGTAATCCTCATATCATCCACAGTAAAAGTAACACCAATTAGTTCCATCAAAAATAAACATACCAGCGACATTATTCACGTTAATTTGATTGGTGGTGCTAGTGCTATTCTGACTAATCAAATGCCCTGAACAATACACCTGAATGGTGTAACCGCTGTAATCTTTCACATAGATTTTCCTTCCAATATAGGCAGTACTAGGAAGATATAGCTTATGGTCTGAAGTGTAGGTTTTCGCTATCAGGAATTCATCTGCATCAGCCAAATTATAGTCTGAGTTTGGCAGAATTGTTACTTTCTGAGTACTCAGGTTAGTCCACTAGCCCCCACCATTAGGGTTCAATTTCTTGATACCATCACTATTTATCTGCAAGCCCTATGTGCCATACTTGATGGTAGCACCTTCTGCACCAAAGTAGGCAGTTTTGCTATTGCCAAAGTTCACCGCTAATCCATCATAGCCAATCAGCATAAATGCAGTAGTGGGTACATTTGACTGGAAATAGAGTGAAGCCACAATCTTAGGCACTACCAAGGTCTATTCCCCTGATGGGGATGTGCCACCCTCATTCCACAAACTTTTAGGAAACTTAGCAGTTACTGCAACCCCCACAGTCACATTAGATGCAGCTGATGTGGTATAGGTAGTGATATTGGTTGTATTTGCATTGGTGATGGTAACGGTCTTTTTTGATACACCATCTTCATAGATTGTATAGACTGCACTAATATTACTTGCAGTAAGAATTGTGCCACTATTATACTTCCTGAAGGAAAGGGTATGGTTGGTGAAGGTGATATAGGCACCAGATGGCTGATTTCCCAAGTTGGCATTGGCTGAAAAGCTGCACTTATACAAGGTGTTATCAATGTCTTCATCAACTAAGCAGGTGGGCTGGACCCTTGTAACCACAGCCTAAGTGGATTTGTTGGAAAAGTTAGTATAAGTGCCTATGCTTTGTGGGCTAATTTGGGTTCTACCCCCATTACCCACTAAGATAAAGCCCTATTCACTATTGTCCAAGGTCAAAGAACCATTCACTTCAGTATCACCATCAAGCACTATCTTCTTATTGTCGATCCTCAAAGCTACATCCTGGACTTGCAGGGTGATGTTATTAGCGGTTTGGATAATCTTGGAATAGGCACTTGAAGCAAGGTCATTCCATTCAGGTATATCTAATGCACTTAGCTTGCCTTTGTATAACCTTATTTGTGACAAGTACCAATAGTATTCAAATTCTTCAGCACTATAGTCAGTTACTGATGTAACAAACCTGATTCTATAGTTGCCACTGGAAGGTAGCGTGAATTGCTGATGGTTATTCACTGTCAATGTGCTTACTACTGTTGGGCTTGTCAGGTTTTGGGCATTCAGGTAGTTTGAATACTTGACAAGTTCTATAGTGATGCTATTGGCAGCATAGTCCATAGCACCGATATTCAAAGTGTATTGGGTTGAAGTGCTGCCATAGAAGTATGGGCTATAAAGATAGGCAGTACCATTGCCATAAATGTTTAGATTGAATTCCCCATTATAGAACAAAGAACCATAATTGTCTATTTCCATCAAGCTATAGGATGTCATAGTGTTTTCCACAAATGCCCATCTATTGTTTGGTGTGGATGGAGAAATGAAGCCACCATCATAAGATGATCCCTTGAAGATGTTGGCATCGTCAGCCCAAAGTGCTTCCAAATCCTCAGGTGCTTCATCATAATCAGTCGCTATTGTGCCTTTTTCAAGCTTTGCACCACATACATAAGCTATGTTGGATGTAGAACCTGGCTTCAGCCTAGCAACCAACACATTCTTTATCCCACTTGACATATTTGTGGATGTGCCAGTTTTCCATACCACCCAAACTCTTTTCCAATTAGATGTCAGGGTGATTTCCAAAGCCCCATCCCCACAAGTGGTATTGGTTTCACCACCATAGACCTAGCCATCAGAATTGTATCCATAGCAGATGGCTACAGGATAAAACATACTTGTGATTTTCCCAGTTCCTTTACACCAGAAGGATAAGGTGTAGTAGGTATCGGCTTCTGGTGTTATCACATTATTCCAAGCCAATAAATCCACATTTGCATTAGTCTTTGCATTAGACTTGATGCTATAGCAGCCACCATAGGTGTTGGCACTAGTGGTGTTGGTTGTTTTTGTGCCACTCGTTGTACAATAAGTGGAATTAAGTTTCTTTGAGCCTCTAAGAAGGTTTCTGCCACCAACTGATATGGCTTCCACTCTGGATGTCAAACCACTTGCAGTCTGCTGAAGGCTGCTTATCTAGGTAGTGTGTCCACTAACAGTACCATTCAGGCTATCAATGCTTGTGGTGTGACTAGATACTGTGGCTTCAATGCTATCAGCCCTTTGTGTAATATTGGATATATTATTGGTGTTGGCAGTTATCCTTCCATCAAGTTCATTTATCTAGGTGGTGTGGTCACTCACAGTCGCTTGGATCTCATCACGAATCTGAAGCGTTGCCCCGGGTGAAAAGATTATAGGCACTACGGTTTTATCAACAATGGCTACTGCACCTAAATCATTTGTAACCCTTACAAGCTGCACTACAAGGTGTTCAGATTGAAGCCTCTAGATGTGAAAGTGCTACTGAAAAGATGTGTTGCTGTAACTAGGTGTGGATGTGCCTGATGAAAGGTTTGTGAAGGTCAAAGCGGTATTAGGCTTGAATCTCACATAATAGTTACCTATTGTGTTTCCAGTATTTGCGACAATATTTGTAGTGGTGCTTCCCTGAATGTGGGCTATATTGTACTGAAGATTGATACCAAGTGTATCAGACTTGCTTACTATAGCCCTTTCACAAACTGGCACCAATCTATAGAATTCAGCATCATCACCACTTTCCATTATCGTGATGGTGATGGATTGTTTTGCTACATTCTAACTTATCATATCAATCAGTATTAACATAAAAAGGGCTAGAAGCCTAGCCCCTAAAATCAAAGTGAAAGCACCACAGTAAATGTGGCTTTAACTGAAATCTCGCTTCTATTCACCGTGATACTTCTGCCAGTCTTAGTGCCATTTGTACCCCAAGTAGTATCAGCTGCACCTGTCTTGTCTGCCTTGCTCCAAGTGAAAGTAGCATTGGTATAGAAGCTATCAGCCACATAATCTACACCCTGCTTCACATTGGCGGTAAGTGTACAACTAGTGGCACCAGAACTAAGCACATTGCCAGCTGGTGCATCAATTTCAATGGTATAGGGATCTGTCAAATCCACTATGACTTGTGACACCGCTTCACAAGTTCTATTACCAGCCTGATAGGTAGGTGAAGATGTATCGGTATCAGTACAGATACATTTGAATTGCTCAAAGTTAAGCACATCAGCTGGATAGATGGTCAATGTTTTAGTGGTGTAACCAGTCATAGTACCTGCATTTGTAGATGTCAGCCTAGTCCAAGTGCCTGAAGCACTTTTCTGATACCATTGGTAAGTTACATTGGTGCTATCTGCCACACCACCCCTATACATTGTGCAGGTAAGCTTCAGGGAACTAATTTCAGACTTGTAGAAGGTAGTTCCATTAGGATAGGTAATATCAGCGGTGATATTGCTACCAGCGGTATCAATCCTATTGATGGTGGTTGAAGCGGTTACAGGAGTAGTAGCCCCAGTATCAGGGTCAGTATAAATACCATTGCACACAATCTGCAAGCTTGTCACACTAACCATATTCTTGTTAATGGTCAGGGCATAAGGTGAAGAAGTTGCTATTGTGCCATAGGCGGTAGCAGCTGCACCATTGATAGTCCAAGTCACGTTTGTAACGTGTGCCATCTGGTCAGTAGATTCCCCACTTACATAAAGTTTGGGAGTAATGGTGATGCTGCTGGTGGTGTAGTTGGGTGTGTACACATAGGAATCTGAGTTGTAGAACTATGTATTACTGCCACTATTAGACAAAACGAAATTAAGAGTTTTGCCATCATTCAAATCCACAATGGTTATAGAACCTTTTGCATTACTTGTTACCATAATTCAATCAAATTTATAAGATTATATTTCTTCTTTTCAATTCATCTACATTAATTACGCAAAAGAACTAAGCCCTTCGCCAAATATCCGAATCAGTCAGGTGGATGGTAGAACCAATGCCAATCCTTGACTGATTCCACACTTCATCACCATCAGTATCTAGTGATACCCTTTCCCAGCTGAACAATTCAGAAGGGATGGCATCAGTTATGTTTTCATTGTTGTACCACACTTCAGCATACAAATCAACTTCCCTTTCCTTATAAAGGGTCAGGTAGCCATTCAGAGAATACACCCTGACTTCCACATTGGTTTTGGTTTCAACATCATCCAGCAAATCTTCAATATTGTCACCTGATTCCACAAATAGATTCCCCTGGATAGTGTTGCCATTGGCAGCAAACCAGGTGTGTTTGTGGTTTTTAAGGTTGAAGTCATTGATACCCTTGTAGTGGGCAATCAATGGGGCTTTCAGGGTAGGATCTATGGAATTGTAAGCTGCAAGGTATATGGCACTTTGCCTTGCATCATCATCAGTTCCCCTATAGCCTAGCATAGCTATTTCATCCCCTTCTTCAGGGTTCAATGTGCCATCCTTGATGGTGGATGACAATTCAATGAAGTGGAAATCTTCATCATCAATGGTTTCAGTACCAGTGGCAACCACCAAGCACCAATAGTACTTGTTTGAAACATTGTAGGAAGTGCCTTCAGCTGCATTGAAGGTCTGGCATATAGCCTGGTCATTCACCTTCCACATATTAGCTATTTTCCTATTCCCATCAGAAGCCTTCCAATAAAGCTTGTAGCCATTGCTTGTGGCAGCAACCTTATCCACCCTGAAGCCATCGGCAGGGGTTAGCAGTACTGCACCACCAGCTGCCTTTATTTTGTCTATAATCAGTTCAAAGAAGTGGGCTGATTTGGTCACAGTCAGGTTTTCTGTCGTGATATTGTCAGAAAGCAGTTCCTTGATGTAGCCATTTACTGCACTTAAATCACCAGCATCAAGTTTCTTGAAAACACCCTGCTTTGAATGAAGGGTATCAATATAACCAACAGAAGCATTAACTTTGTAAGCTTCCACATCACCAATGAATTTGGGTGCTATCACATTGCCATCAAAGGTGTACTTCTGTCCACCTGAAATGGTTGTGCCATCTTCATCATCCCTTGCTATCTCCAAATCTTCATTGGTATAAGCCCCATCTTCATCCTTCCCACGAATGATAATCTTCCCATCAAGTGCCACATCACCATTGGCTGAAATGTTATCCACATCAGCCAAATCACCCTTCACATCATTTGTTCCATCATAAGGCTAGCCAAAGATGGTGTGGGTTTCCAATGTGCCACCGCTGCCTGAAGTATTACTGAAGCCACCGCTACCTGAAGAAGCTGAAGTGGAAGTACCCCCATTTACGTTTTTTCTGATAAATTCCATTCTTCAACTAATTTAATTGTGTTGTTGCAGTTGTAATAATCCCTGCTATAGCTATCCACTATGAAAGTCTTGCTGCCACTCAGGAAGGGAATCTTAACAGTGGTATGTGGTTTCAGCCTTTTCTTCAGATTGACTTCCAACTGAATGGCTGGCTGCTTGTATTGGTTCACAAAGTCATAGATGATGTGTTCCTCAAATCTATGGGTTTGTCCTGTGGCTAGATTCTTAACTTCATCAATGTAGTACTGACTATCCCCATTATCGTACATCACCACACTATAGGTGGGTGCTTTGTTATCCCAGGTATTCACCTTACATTCAATGTCATTGCCTTCTTCCACATAGGATTCATTGATAACATTGGTGTATTCGGTATCAGTTTCCCATTCGCTATCCTTCACATTGGTATCTTTAGCTATAGCAAGTGATATTGAAAAATCCTTCAGCCAGATGGCATCCAACCTATAGCTGCTATCAACCCTTCCCCTGGTATAGATGGAGAATTCAGGAATGCTACCTTGAATGGTCGCTGCTTCAGGAAGGCTGATTACATAGCCTGATGGGATCCCAGTATAACCATAATCCCCTGAGGTATCAAGCACACTATAATCCTTGTTATAGATGTGGTCAGTATCCGGGGCATTGAAAAAAAGCCTGAAGGTACATTCATTTCTTGTCCATCTTCCACTTCTCCAGAAAGTAAATCTTATACCCCCCATAATAGGTACTTCCTGATAGTTCTAGAAGTAGTAGTCACCCCATTTCAGTTTACATTCAAGGTAAAGGTTCATTCGGTTGAAATCATCCTTTTTGTTGCTGTAATCAGGGGGTATGTACATCCAATTTTCCCTATCCATTAACCTGATGCTGCCCTTAATCACCATCTTGGTCTTTGCCCCTACATAGGTTTCAGGAATGTCAGAAGCCTTGGTAGAGAAAACAAGCTTCCCTGCTTCCTTATCGTGCTGATGAATCAGGATGTAGTCAGTCAAGCTTTTGTCTGGGTTGGACACAAAGGCAGTATCATAGTTGAATCTATTGTAATCCTCAAAGCTAGCCTGAAGGATGGTTGCACCTACATAATTCTGAAGATCAGGATAGCTTCTGCAAGTATCCATATCCATCCGAGTTCCAGTTTGCTTATCATAGTAGAAGGTCTGATAGTGCCTATTGGTAAGGAACTTGTACCTTCCCTGAACACCTTTGATTAGCCCATAGCCACCACCATCAAGAATGTAGGAAAGCACCTTGTACCATTCACCATTCGCATTTTCAAGGTACTTTTCTTCAAAAACATCAGGCAGAAGGCTTTCATACTTGTTTATCTTACTTGTAACACTAATCTAGTTATATGATGGCAGCAAGGATATAGTGCCATCAGATTCACTATAGCTGCCCCCATTCACCACATATTCATCAGCATCCTACAAGTCGGTATAGCTGCTGTTGCTGATGTCATATCTTCTATAGTCAAAACCACCCTTCAGGGATGAATAATTGATGAAGTACACTTCATCACCTTCAGCCACACAAGTCACATTAAGGTACTGGCAGATTTCTTCCAACACATCCTACATAGTCCAATCATCCCCATCTTCATCAAGAAAGTTCTTTTCAGCAATCTTCAGGGTGTCCAAGGCTACATTCTCATAGATGCAGGGGAAGTACATATAGGTGTAGGGGGTCTTATCCCTTAACATCTGCCTGATGATTTCAGCAAAGGATTTGGTCTTTGCCTTTTCTTCTATGGGTTGGTACTTGAAGTACTGAAGGGTAGATAGTGCATCCTGACATTCTATTTCCAATTCTTCTTTGTCGGTCACAAAGCCCATATCATACATATTGGGGGTGACAAAGCCAGTCCATTCCAATTTGTTGTCCTCATCAGTCAGTACCACCTTCACTTCTTGTGCTGCACTCTGGTAGATGTCAAACATATAATCTGAAGCACCCTGGGTAAGCACCCTGATAGTGGCTGAAGAATATTTGCAGGGCTTGAATATGGTTGCATCATCTCCTTCCAATTCCTCAGTAAATGGTGGAGTACAAAGCACTATATTACTAGTGCCTGTACCCACCTTGGTTGTGATTGTTATGGTATGCAGCCTATCTTCCTTATCCCTGAATTTGCCAATATAATTCATATTACTTCACCTTTGATGTTTTGTTATTATAGTTGGATAGAACCCCCACAAGTTCCTTTCCTGAAATCTTGAATGTCACTTCACCACCTGCCACTTTGTTCATTGCACCACCATTAAGCAGCCTGAACAAGTTAGCCTGTTGGTGATTGGCTAGTATCATTTCACCCTTGTTAGCCCTTATCAGGTTGTAGTCACCTACTGTAGTGCTGCCACCGACAATACCACCTGATGCAAAACCAGCTATCATTGAGAAAGCAGCCACCACCGCTGCAATACCAGCTGCTATGGCAGCTAGATTGGCAGGGAATGGAAGTGAAGCACCTGAAGCGGTAGCACCTGCTATGGCTCCAGCTTCCTTCACACCTAATTTCCCAATCTCAGAAGCATTTTCCAATGAATCATTGGCTATCTTGGTAGCGGTATTTGCGGATTCAGTAGCGGTAAGTGCAGTATCTGAAGCTATTTCAGCTGAATTGCTTGCTACTCTTTTGGCAGCAGCAGCTTCACTTATTTCACCAAACAACTTGATTACATCATTGATGGCTTCATAGGAACTAAGGGCTGATTCTATCGTGCCTATAATGGCACTAATGGCTGAAGTGATTTGTTCAAAGCCACTCATATCTTCCCAATGCTCGCTTAAATTCTGCCAGCTGTCATTGATGGACTTTACCGAATCATTCAATGTGCCAATGCTTGAAATGGTGGATTTGATGCCTTGGTACATCTTCTTGTCAAAGGTGGACTTGATTTGCAGTTGTTCTGCATTCAAGTAGGCATCCTTGTAAGCATCAGAAAGCAATTCCACCTGCTTCCTTGCTTCCTCATAGATGGAAGCAAACTGCTTTTCATTGTCACTTAGAACACCACCAGCCTGAATCCTTTGCTGAATAGCCTTGTATTGCTCCTTGTAGGAAGCCACCAAGGATCTGTTGAAATCCAGTTCATCCTTCAGGTTGTCAGCCTTTGTGGTAGCTTTTTCTGCCTTATCCCCTTGGGGGCTGATGGCTTGCTGATGTACCTTCACCTGAACTTCAAGCTGATGGGTTGCAACTTCATCTTGTATAGCTGCCAAATCCTTATCTTCTAGAACAGGCTTCAGCCTTAGTTCCAAGATTCTTTTTTGTTCAGTCAGTTTGTCTATTTCCTTCTGGATAGTTGCCCTGGAATCATCATCTACTGCCAACTTCAGAAGTTGTTCTTTTTCTGTTATATCCTGATTCAGCTTCTGCAAAGAACCATCTTCCACCTTCACTTCCAGACCAAGTTCAATCTTCTTGGACTTGATTTCTGCTTCTAGTGCTGCCACCTGCTTTTTGTAATCCTCAGGGGTGATATTCAGCACACCATCCTTGTATTTCTTCTGAAGGTCTGCCAACTTGTTTTCCAAGTCCTATAAAGAACCCTTGACTGCTTCTACATCCTTCTTCTTGTCACTACTTCCTGAACTACTATGGGGTGTGGTTTTACCGCTTCCTGGCTTAGTGCCAGTAGCACCATAGGAAGAAAGTTGTGATTTGGCTGCTTCAGCTTTTGCATTGGCAGCTTCCATCATTGTTTCATAGTGGCTGATGTTATCATCATAGCCCTTCTGTAGTTCCTTATTGGTCTTTAGGGCTTGGTCATTTCGGTACTTGTTTATCTTGTCAATGCCTGACTTGGAAAGCTTATAGTAGCTTGTGACCTGACCACAAGCCTTTTCATATTCCACATCATCAGCCTTGATGCCAGCTGCAACCCATTCATCATTCTTCTTGATAGCTTCTTGCTCGTTTACTCCTACTTCGTGACCCTTTCCTGATTCCTTGGTGTAGTAGTCACCTGTACCAGTGCTTTTCTGCCTATTGCTCCATTCGGTTTCCTTCTTCTTGATGGCATCCTTGTATAGGTCTTTGTATGCTTCTGCTTCAGCAATGGCTTTAAGTGCTTCCACTACCTTAGGTGCATTCTTCACAAATACATCATAGGCATCATTGACATTCCACACCGACAAGTTCAAGGCATCAAATGCAGTTTGGTTGTTCTTGATCCATTCCTTCTTGTCTGCTTCAGTTTTCAGACTTTTCCATTGTGCCTGAAGTACCTAGAAAGAACCCACCAAGTCACCTGACTTTGTGCCTAGCACTTCAGAAGCGTGTTTCTATTCATCAAGCTTCTTCTTAGTGGCTTCAGCTTCCTTCTGAAGTTCCTTTTCCTTTTGGGTTGCCTTGTCACTATTAGCAGCAAAGGCATATAATGCGGTAGCCACACCTATCACAGCAGTAGCTAACAGCACATAAGGATTAGCCTTTGCTACTGCATTGAACAACTTCTAGGCTACTATGGCAGCACCAGTAGCAATAGTGCCTTTGTTCTCTGCCATTGTCCTTATCTTGATGGCAGTAGCAGCAGCCCCTTCTTGAATAGCCCTTGTTTTAAGCATAATGGCTGAACTAGACTGAAGGGCATTAGTCACCTTAGTAAGCAGGTTGGCGGTGCTTTGCACGGTCATAAATGTGGCAATGGCATCCTTCAGGGCTTTTTCATTACCTGTCACCTTTGCCAATATGGATGAATAGGTACTTAGGGCTTCACCACTAATTCCTATCAGATCATTGAACACATCTAGATTGGGGGTGTCTGATGCCATCACCTTGATTTCCTCGCTGACATCACCAATGGTATCTTTGAGGGTACCAGCCTTTGCCCTTATTGTATCAATCTTCTGAATTAGTTCCTAGCCACTTGCACTTTGCTTTTCTGCTTCACTCATAGCCCTATATTGGGCGGTAAGTTGGGTCAATTCATTCTGAAGCTTCTTCAGCTGGGCTTTCAGGGGAATATCCTTCTATGTACCCAAGCTGCCCATTTCAGCGTTTGCTTGCTGCATTTGGGCAGATAGACCCTTCAGGGTACTTTCCACACTTGAAAGTGTGCTGCTTAAAGAAGCACCAAAATCACTAGATTTGGCATCCTCTGACAAGTTAGCCCATTGTATCTTCAATTCTTGCAGTTGGGCGGTCAAAGCCTTTTGTGCTTGGGATGTACTCATAGCACCGCTTTCCACTTTTTCTAAAGCCTTCACCACCCTTTGATAGGAAGCCACTTGTGCATCAGTCACACTTGCATTCTCCTTGATTTCCTGACTTGCTTTTCTGGCTTCCTCAGTATATTGGTGTAGGACTGATTTTGCTTCATTGATGGACTTGGTGAATCCTGAAGTGTCAGCCCCAATAATTGCGGTTAGTGTATTAGCCATCTATTGCCTTTCTTATGTAGTTAATCAAAATAGGGTTGGATTGCTGCACCACCTTCACCAATGAATCAGTAGGCTTGATGTAGCCCTTAGTATATGGCTTGATGGCTTTCCCCTTCATCTTAGTCTGCTTCCTATATCTTGTACCACCCACAAAGAACCGGGTCTTATAGCTGTCATAATCAGATTTATTGCCCATAGCGTGAATCTTGATGCTGCCACCTTGATCCTTGCCAATCATAATTCCTGATGTCAGGTGGGCAATGTTGCCTTTGTGGTGCTTGTATAGTGATTGGGCATCATTCACGAATGAAGCCCGGATCATATCCCTTATCCTGATGGCAGCTGCCACCACAGCCTTGTTAATCCTCTGCTTGGTATCCCTTGTAAGGGTGTCCAATTCCTCAATGTTGTGTATCAGCTTTTCCATTCAACAAATCCCTTTCTATACTTTTTGCCCTTGCCTTCAATCTTTGGATGTCGGCATCAGAAATGGTGGTATCCATCTTTTCATCATCCCAGGGGAAGTGCATCATATCCTGAAGCTTCAGCTGTTTTCTGCTATTCACTTGTGCAACCACATACATCAGCCATCTTGTTTGTTCCCAAGAAGTTTGGTCGGCATACTTCAGGCACTCCAAAAGTTCATTCACTTCCCAACTTTGCAGTTCATCCATAAAGTATTCCAATGATACAAGCTTGAATTGTACCACTAGGGTCAGGAATACTTTATGGGCAATCAGTTTTTTTCATCATCCCCCTTGTCTGCCTTCTCATCTTCCTTGATGTTGCTGATTTCCATTTGGTGCTTGTACACATCATTAAGCCAGTTGGAAAACTCACTAAGGGAAGATGGGTTATCATCTATCCAATCAATGAAATCATCAAATCTCAGGTTATTATCCCTAGAAGATGCTACTACTACCGAATAGAAGAAGGTGATTACATCAGAAAGCCCTTGTGGACTGAAATTCTTCTGGGTGATATTTTCGTAAATCATCAATGCCCTGAAGGAATATTTCAGGGTGTATGTGTTGCCTTTAATCGTTACATCCATAATCAATCACTCAATACAATTAAAGGGGATACCAGATGTGTCCAGCACCCCCCTGAATCATTTTAGTTATCCATTGTTGGTTCTTCCTCTTCTTCTTCACCACCACTACTTGAACCTTTCTTCACTAAAGAACCGCATCCCGTAAGGGTAATGCTGAAAGTAGCATTCTCACCCGTGTTGGCATTGGCAGTAAGGGATGTGACAAAAGCCTTTCCTGAGTAATAGGAAGTGGTTTTGTTCAAGTCATACGATGCATTATTCCCACTAAGTCCATTCACATTCCAATCACTAGCAAAGCCAAAGGCTACTGTCAGCTTGGTTTTGTTAATCATTGCATCAAAAAGAATGTCATAGTACTTTTCAGTAAATAAGTTTTCTGAAGTGATTTCCCAAGTAATGTTTCCAATCTCGCTAGCACCCCAGAATCCGTGATCCTTGCTGGAAATGTCAATGGTGTTGCCATTGAGGGTCAAGGTGTGTGAAGTAGCATATGCTATACTTTTCTCATCATTGAAGAGCATCAGCTCATCGCCTTTAATAATACGTTCCATATAGTCTTAATAAGTTTTCAATGTAAATATCAATCTTTGTACAAAAGCATCTTCAAGGTATTCTTCAGTAACTGATGTAAGCCTGCAATCAGTAATGCTGATGCCTTCATCCTGGCACCTTTTTAGTTCAAGGATGTTTCTGATTCTATTGGCTACCTCCAAGGATTCCACATAGTTGTCAGATACTGCTATTACCTAGAACTCTATAGTATTACCCACCACACCATCCTTGCAATACTCCACATTCATTGCAGTCCTGGCATATACCACGAATGGGAAGGTGGTTTCAGCATTGGCTACCAAGGGGAATATCTTCTTTGGTGTAACCATCCCTGAAAGGGTTTCATCTTCTGAAAGCAGCTTGTAAATCAGCTTTCCTATCAATATACTGTTATCCATATCAGCCATTAGTTTAGTCCATAAGCCTTCCTTGGTATCACTCATTCACCAATTCAGCCAGGATGGTTTTCTGCATCTGGTGGGCATCAGGTTCAATGCTTATAACCCTATAGTACTTGTCACCATACTTGATTCTATCAGTATCCAACACATCTACATAGCTTCTTATCTGAAATACCTTGCTATAGTCATAGAAGATTTCATTGTTTTGGATTTCCCTATTGCCTAGGCTATGGTTCACCTTTGCCCGGGTGAAAGCCACCAACTGATAGGAAGTGGAGATGTCACCATAGTCAGATTGCCTTTCCACCTAGCGGTAAATGGCAATAACTTCATTCAAAATCCCTGCTCTCATAATCAAGGTAGAAAATAATGTTTATAAAGCCCCAACAAGTATTCCAAAGTGTATGGCACTTTCAGCACCTGACTATAGGCGGTTGGCTCTCTGTTGGCATATAGGTTGCCTACCATCAGAAGGATTGAATGACTGATGGCAGATGGCAGCACACCATCCACCACCAAATCATCTAAAGCTATGTCTAGATGTTGGGATACCGAATCTTCAGCCACCTTAATCAAAGCACCGATATAGGCATCATCATCAGTAAATGAATCATCTATGTTCAGGTGCTTTTTGGCTTCTTCAATCGTTATGTACATAGCTTTCACCATTTAATAGACTTATCAAGCTGGAAGGGTCTTAGCCACGAAGGATTCATCCCTTCTAGGCTTTGCATCAAAGTAGGCATTCACCACTAAGCGCACCTTGCCATTTGTAGCCTGAGAATAAGGATCGATGGTAAGGTCAATGCTTCCCCATTGTCCAATGATGTAATCATCAAACTTACCAAGCAGAATGCCCTTGCAAGCAGAAGTGCTTAATACGGGAATACCATCAACTTCCCCATTCTCCATCACGAACAAGCCACTACCTGCATCTTTCTTTGTGGTCTTTAAGGCTGCTTTGGCAGCAGGGGATACAATGTACTTGAATTCACCTGATACATTGGCTTCCTCTAAGGTCTTGACCATATCTACCATAGATTCATAGGAAGTATCATCAAGGGCATCAGCACCATTGAAGATGCCGGCAGGTTGTTTGTTGGTACCAGCTGCATTGCCCAGGATGGTTTCTTCAAGTTTGTTGGAAATGGCTTTTACAATGTCAGCCCTGATAAGTGCTTCAGCAGATACACTATCCTGAATCAGGAACTGCTTTGAAATGTCAATGTAGGCGGTGATTCTCTTAGGCTCTAAGGTCACTTCATCAAAGGTGCCAGCACCATCAGCAGCTGCTTCAATTTCACCAGCCCATCCCACATTACTTCCTGAATAGGAAGGGATGCTGATATTACCTACCAAGCCAGTCATATAGTTGGCACCAGCTGCACTAAGCACAAGGTTTGCCCTGAGGGGTTCAAGGATGTTCAGCTTATCTTCAGCCACCGCTTCCTGACCATTGTTAGCCACAGTAGCTTGAATGTCACTACGGGCTTCAATGGGAAGCACAATCTGACCACTATAGGAAAGCCCTGCCTTTCGCATATCAGCTATACCAGCATCTACAACCTTCTGGCTTGTTTCGTCTAACTGACGATTGTTGGCTACATCATTGATAGCCTTCAAAAGTGAAAACTTTTCCATACTTCTTTTAGTTGTTTCTTTGTTTAATTTGTTATTCAGTTCTCTGATCTCATTATCAACATCTGCTATCTCCTTCTTCAGGGCTTCAAGCTGGTTGGTTTCCTCATCATTCAACTTTCTTGATTCCTTTTCAGCACCTGAAAGGATAGCATCAGCCTTCATCTTCAGCTGATTCTTCTTGTCCATCAATTCTACACTATTCATAGTTCAGTCATTAAATTCAAATTCAGCGTTACATTCCGGGCAGATGTAGTATTTGGTAATGCTTCCATCCTCATTTACTATGTCATTCTACCTGATTGTTTCAGCATTGCAATAGAAGCACTTCATCTGATAGATTCCCTTAGTTCCTTGTAATAATCTTCAAGTTCCTTTTTCTCCTTTGCCTTTATTTCATCCATACCCCTGGTGTCGGTCTTTACTGAAGTGGCATCATAAGCAGCCCTATAGACCGGGCTGACATCAAACATCTGCTTGATGTGGCTGATGGTTCTAAGGTACATCCCATCACTTCTTTTAGTCCACTTATCTTCACCTACCGTAAAGGCAAAGCTTGAATTGGTAATGTCACCCCTTCTAAGACCTTCTAGCAGTTCATCACCAAGGCTTGTGTTGGGTGCATCAAAGCTATACTTCAAGCCCCTTTCATCCACCGACAATTCAAGGCTACCATTGCCTTTGTTGCTTCTAGCCAGTACCCCTTTATCTTCATTGTGGTTCAGTAGGCAAAGGATGTCTGATTGTTCCAGCACACCTTCCAAGGCTCTGGGTTCAATGACTTCCACAAAGCCACCCAAGTCCCTTGATTCACTATTAAACACTACTGCATAACCTTCAACCTTTCTGGAATCAGGCAATGTAGTAATGTTTTCTTCAATCATTCTTCTTTCTCTCATACTAGGATACAATTTATTGTTTAACATCTTCATTCTTGATGCTGTTGTCTGATGGTGCATTCTAAGCTGCCTTGTTCACTTCCATCAGATTCACTTGTACAAAGTGGGAATCACCACCTTCTATGTAAGGCAGGTCAATTTCTTTCCTGATCTCATTGCAGCTGACCACACCGATATTGAAAAGGGTGTTGTAGTAGTTGGCTAGGCTTTGCTTGTCTGCCCTTAGAAGTCTGGATGTGTCAAACCTGACATCTATGCCTTCTTTCTCTGATGGCTTGTACAACTTCCTTTCAAACTCCAATTCTATCTTTTCAAGCATTGGTGATAGTGTATCAGTCAGAAAGGAAAGGTTGGTAGCTTCTACTGTGCTATAGCTGCTTTTGGATAAGTCAAATGCCTTTACTGGACTGACCCCAAAGAACCTGCAAATGTCAATCACATTGAACTGCCTTGTTTCTAACAGTTGTGCATCAGTAGGGTTCACGGTGATGGGCTTGAAGTCCATATTACCTTCAAGTACTGCCACACCATTGGGCTAGCCAGTAGAAGGGCTGAAAG